TTAAGACCCTGCATTTTATCTATAAACTTTAGCAGTTTCTTCTCAGAACCTTTTATAGTTAAAGAACTTGTAAAATCTTTAATTATTGCTTCAGCAGCTTCTCTTCTTTTTTCTACTGGTACAGACTCAATACTCATCGCCTGAAGGGTTCGAGCGACATCCCTTTCACTACCTCTTAACTGAGCAAACATGTTACCCATTTTTGCAAACTCAGTAGTAAATTTTAATTCCTGTTCTAAAGATATTTTACCGTTTTGGTTTTTTATTAACTGTCTGTATTGTTCTCCTAGTTCGTCAACATAATCAGTTCCAGATTGCACAAGATCACGTGAAAGTAGCATAAGAACGGGCATGTCTTCAGTGTAAGCAGAAAACCCAGCTAAAAATCTTTCAGGACTATAGCCATTAGATTTCATCCATTCTGCTGCAAGTCCAGCCTGTTTCTTTAGTTCTTCGTTGGTAAGTACATTTCCTTCAGTTACATACGTACCATCAGCTTTCTTCCTTGCTTTACCTTTTTCACCAAATCTTAAATCGTTAGGGTATTTGTTTTCTAACTGTATAAACATTCTTTGGATGATTTCTTTTGCCGACACAGTTCCACCCATGTTAGCAAAATTTATCTTCCAATTAGCTTGACCAGTAGGCATGTCCTTGGCTATGTCCCATTTGAACAAGTCTTTTAGTTGTATGTCCTCTGGTTGCATAGGTGCTGGCTTCTTACCAGTAGGCATAATTGTTTCATCCTTCTGGGTCAAAGTTGCTCCAGCTACTTCTCCTTCATCCAGTACTGGTTTCTTTTCTAGTATATCCTTTTCTAACTTAGCCTTGATCTCTTCTAGTTGACCCACACTTTGTTCTAGTGTTGGATCTTTTAAAGACACCAAAGGATCAGAAACCTTAAATTTACCTGTCTCTGTATCTACAGTAGGTACAATCTCTAATAACTTGTTGATAAATCTTTCAGATTCGTTAAGTAGTTTTGCTGCTTTTTCAGGATCTTTTTCTGTTGTTTTACCTAAAAATCCCATGTTCCAAGCTGCTCTACCTAGCTTTACAAAAGGTTCAATAAGCAGTGTTCCTCCCATACCTGCCAAAGCACCATCTAGGTAAGATTTAAATCTTGCTGTAAATGCGTCCTCATTTGGAGCACCAGCTATGAAAGCAATAGCTTGGTTGTCTACACCTAACTCAGTAAGCGTCTTAGCAAATCTGTCTTTTTGTTGTAGTGTAAGTGCTTCACCAGTAGCAGTATTTAATACGTTTTGAACTGCTTTGGTACTGAAGAAGGATTTAAGTTTAGGTATTGCTACTTGTAATGCTTTTGCTGAATTGAGTGCTTTGTCTCCAAGAAACCAGCTAAGTCCTGCCTGTGTCGCTACTCTATACAGATCCCCAGCTTCAGTTTCAGGTGCTCCTCCTCCTGGTATCTTAATTAACGGAACTCTTTCTTCAGGAAGTCCTGACCATCCAGTACCTTTACCTTGTAACAGTCCCTTTCCGAGTTGTTGTGTTGCACTTCCTTCTGGTAGTTCTACACCTTGAGGTGAAGACACATACACACCGTCCTCAGTTAAACGTATCCCTGCGAGATCTAGCATTGGGTTAGCAACAGCATCTACAACTCCCTGCTCAAACTGCTGTACACCAGTGCTAATACCTTTCCATGCTTCTTCAAATCCAGTTGCAATGTGGTGAAGGATAGGGGTCTTTGCTTCCGATTTACTTATCTCTTCAAATGCTACAATAGCAGCTTCTAGTTTCTCAGAATTTCCTTCGTTAATTCTAATATTGTATAAGGTGTCTAGTAACTCTTCTGCTGATTTACCATGTAACGGGGTTCCAGGTCCAAAATCTTCTAATTGCTTTTCGTAGTTATTGATTATCTGTGTAGTACGCTCTCCTAATTCATTTGGTAAAGGTGATATAAGAGGTTGTGGTACTGTAAATCCTAGTTCCTGTTTTAATTTACTTCTAGCACCCTCAGTTCCTGGAGAAGTATCCTCTGCTTTTTGTGCTTCTCGTAAAAGTCTTTCGTCAGCCATAATTTTTTAGTTAAAACATTTGCTTGAGGCGATCATACACAGAATCTCGAACATCAAACCCTTCGTCTGTTGCTTCAGTTTCTAATTTATTAAGTTGTTCTTTAATCTGCTCTATTCTTGCTTTGTTATTTTCTAATACTGTTTCGTAGATTTCTTTTGTTCTATTTCTTCTAACTGTTTTGTTAGTATTAAATTCAGGATTAGTCTCGTACTCTTCAGAAATTGCAGTATCATACTCAATTAACAAATCTTTATAGACTTCATTTCTGGACTCTTGAATGTTCTCAAGAAATGTAGCTGCACCAGGAAGACTAAAGTAAAATGCATCAGACTTTCCTACTTCTAGGTACAATGCCTTTCTACGAGTGTTTATAATATTAATTGGATCGTTCTTAAATCTTTCTTTCCTAGCATCTATACCTCCTTCAAGCATTGTATCAAGACTTCGTTTAAGTCTGTTAAACGATGTTTCAAGTAATTTCCCACCAGTGTATGCATCAGCTAGTTTTTTGTAGATTTTTGCATGTTCATCTTCTGCACGTTTATCAAAAGAATCATCAGACTCACCAGCTTTTTGCTCTGGAAAGTTGTAAAGATCTTTCTCAATAGTAAGAACTACACCAGGATCAGTTGAAGTCTTAACATCTGTAGTTTTAAGTTTATACTTATATTCCTCAACTCTTACTGTATCGTAGAGTCTGGACTGTTGAGACATACCAAACACAGTAGGATTACTTGTCTCTAGTTCTTTAGTCTCGTCATTGTAGTCTACTTTATTAAACCTACTAGCAATCAACTCTCTAGCTTTTGTAAAATTAGGATTGTCTCCGACTATAAGTTGATTGACTTGCTGTAGTGTTTTAGTTTGCTCTTCTTGAAACTTTTCCTGTGATTCTTTAGCTTTCTTTTTTAACTCAATTGCTTTGTTTCTCTTGCTAGTTTCGTTTGTATTTTCTAACATTTTAACAGCAGCATTTTTAAACTCACCGTAGAGCATTTCTTGTAGACCAGGATCAGCACCTAATGGACCTTTTAACGCTACGTCAAAATCTTTCCTTAGTTTCTTAATTTGTTTTTGGTCATTGTTTTCTACAGCTAAAGCAAGAGAAGTCGATAAGTTATCATAGACACTGAATGACTTTCCTCTAGCAATATCTTGCTTAGTCTTCTGTGTTTTTTGTCTATTTCTTTCTTCGTCTTTTACACCCTTTGTATAAGCACGTGAATTAAGTACACTGACATATCCTTGTGCTTCCTTCATCAAGTCATCATATCCGCTATCTTTTGCTTCTTTGATGTACTCTGTTAACTTATCCATCTTTTCAGAGTTTTTATATATCTTTTCTCTGAGTTCTAATTTTTTCTTTTTTGTCTCGTCATCAAGTGTCTTACTATTAATCTCAAACATACGATCATACAGTGTTTTGATCGCTGTTTTCTTATCTCCTGCATCTATGTTAAACATGTACCGAACTTGATCTACAGCAGTCTGAAGTGTATCTACTGTGACATTAGGATCTGCTGTAAGTCGTTCTGCTTTAGCGACTGCTTCTACACCGTTGTCTTCAAACAGTTTTGTCTTGTTGCTTGTGTTAATATCTTGAACAGTTTTAGTCAGCAGTTTTCTTATTGGCTCATACTTAGGATCTAAGTTTTCTCCTAAAACTTTCTCAATCGCTTTGATTGCTTGTGCAGTGTAAGGTACTTGACCACGTTGTATTTTTCCTAAATCATTGTAAAGTTTCTGTACGTGCTCGTCTACAGCTTTACTTTGTTTTTCTTTGTATAATTCACCCTGCTCATCTTTTACTTTCTTTTCGTATTCAGTTTTATTTTCTTTAACTTTGTCAAATAAAAGACTTAACTCAGGATACCCTTCATATTTAGAATACTTTAATAAAGATTTTGCATACCTATCTATGTCTTTTTGTTTAGTAGGACTTGATTTAGCACTTGATGCTAAAGATTGTAACTCTGCCTTTAATTGTCTCATTAATGACGATTCTTCTTCACTAGGAGTAAATCGTGACGGATTAAGTGAAGTACTATTGACTACTGTTTCAATAGCTTCTTGTAGCTTTGTTAATGTAATCCCAGAGTTTGATGATGTTCCTTCTCTAAACTTAGCTATAAATTCAGCACTGTTGATTTTCTTCTGTAATTCAAGTGCTTCAGGTTTAGTTGTTATCTCTTGTATCTGACCAAATATCTCACCAGCAAGTGTTGTAGCATCACGTTTAAGCTGATCTATATCTTTTTGAGTTGATGTTTTATTGTTATCTTCTTGTTCTTTTTCTAGTTTTTCTTTTTTAATTCTTAGATTCTCAACTAATTTGTAGAATCTTTGAGATACAGTTTTATAATTAGAGTTTGTAGATTGGCTTTGAGATAATTTAAATCCTATACCGTCACTAGGTTGAGAGTTAAATACAAAATCTAATGATTGAAAAACAGGATCATCTGGTGATGTAGCAATTTTTAGTTGATTTTCTTTATCTTCTAAGAATGCATTTTGTTCTTCAGCATTTGTGTAGAAACTTATACCGTCAATTTCTAAACGTACATTTGAAGCAGCACTTTCATAATCACCGTAAGTTTTATGGTTATTTTTATGTATTCTTTGTACTCTTTGACTTAAAACTGTTTTCCTACGAGTGTCTGCTTCTTCTCCCATGTGTTTAGCAAGAGCATCCTGTAAAGGACCAAAATCTAATCCTTTCTCGCTAAATACTTTCCATGCTACGGGGTCATTCTGATACCCCTGCATTAACCCTTCTTTTTCCTTTTGTATAAATACAGAAGCATACTCTGCTAGAGGTATATACTGCTCACCTTTATTAGCTTTTTCTTTACTTGCTGAAGACCACCTAGCATAAATTTTATCTGCTAAGTTTGGAGCAAGAGCTTTTATGTACTCATTGTCGTCATCTATTTTAGAAGAGTATATCTCTGTCTTATATCCTTCTTTAAATGCAGGTGTTTCATTCTCTATAAAGTTAGGAGACATCACACCTTTTTGCTGTGCTACAAACTTACCTCTTAAAATATCAGCAGTCTTCTGTTCTTCTAGTATTTGTTGTTCTACTTTTTGCTGTCTAAGGTATTCTCTCTCGCTTACTTCTGCACCTGCTCTAAAAGCACCAGCAAAACTTTTACTAAGTGACATTAATGACTCAGCAACTTGTCCCATTTGATTCAGTCTAGCACTATCACCTTGTTGCTGTGGTACTCTAGGACTAAACTGCATGGGATTTCCAGGCTGTATCATCCTTGTTGCAAATCGTTGTCTTTCAGCCATTAATTATCCTACGTTGTATCCACTGTAATAACTTTGCATACCGCTAGTTCTTCTTTGTTTACCTCCACCATATCCTTTAGATATAGTAGTAGACTTACTCGGTGTATCATTACTAAACCAAGATTGCCTGGATGACTCTGGCATTGAGTAATATGTCTGTACTGAATTAAGACCTACACCTAATCCACTTATCATTGCAAGTGCTTGGTTAGGTTGACTTTGGTATGTAGTAGAATTGATTGCATTTATTGTGTCCATTCTTGCTAAATCAAGTCCTGTTCCTACATCTCTTAATTGATAGTTTAGATTTAGTTTATCTACACCAGCATTTTCTTTAATAACATCCTTAGTATTAAGAGATTCTCTTACCATTTGTCCTTTAAGTAATTCAGTAGACTGTCCTTCTGCTAGTTCTGCTACTTCCATAGAACCTTCTGCTCTAAGAGCATCTAATTCAGCAGACATAAGACTTTGTTGCTCAATATCTTGTACTTGCTGTCTTTGTTTTTCTATGTCAGCAACTCTCTGAGCACCCATACCATATTCAAACAGGAGTTTCTCTTTAAGGAATCCATCCCTAATGTCTTTCTGTCTGTTAGCTTCTTCTACAGCTTGCTTTTGTTGCTGGTAGGCAAGGTATGTTCCAAGCAATCCTAATGCTGCTTGACCACCTGCAACTGCTCCTGCTGCACTACACATGTCTTACTCTCATAAATAGGTAAAATGGAATTTTCTCGAAACCGTAGTCTTCGATTAGTTTTGGAAACTCGAACTTCAAATGCTTGAGCCACCTAATCGTGACTTCGTTACGTGCATCAACGTAGTTAAACAGCATCTGATAACGTTCATTCATATCGTCTACCCATTGTTTAGTACACTTGTAAAAAGTCTTCTTATTGTCCTTTTTAAAGTCTTCTAGGGCATTACTACACAGCATCCAAGGGACTGCTGAGTTTTCATTTACTTCTCGTATTCCTGCAATGGCTACAACCTTACTATCATGAAGAAAAGTAAAGTTCTCATCAGACAGTTCCACTGAAGACAAAATAGCTTGCAGTGGAGTGTGTCCTGAAGATGCGTAGACCTCATCTATGTCTACTTGTCTCATGTTTTCTGCTAACTCAGTACCATGCCATTCTTTATAGGGACGAGAATACTCCCGATAGCTCATACTCGTTGTGATCTAAGGTGTAAGAATCCTTCCCATTCAGCACTCTGGAAGGCACAAGGCAAGTACTCATCGTTGGTGAGAGATACCTTACAGTTAGACGCATTGGAAAAGATGGACCCCTTAAAAGTTCCTGAAAGTAGGGTGTATTTGTCAACGGAAGAGATGTTGGTAATGAAGCCATTAAAAATCTTCTGGTATTGTTTTCTAGGGGTAATAGATTGTGTACCACCACTTCCATCGTTAATGGTTTGTGTGTATGGAGCTAAGTCCACATTAAAAGTGAAATACCCACTATCGTTATACAGTAGGTTAAGGTTTCGCAGTTGTAGTTTTGCAGTCTGTATAGGTACTTCATTTTGCTTATAGGTAAACTTTGAAAACTCATACTTAAATGTAAACGGAATACCTACATACACAACATTACTTGCATCAGCAGCTACGTATGCATCTACATCCGCTTGTGCAATTTTTCTAGCATTGTCAGTGACAAATACTTTGTTACTAGGTAAAGATGAAAAGTATGGAATGTCACTTACTGTATCTACAGAAGTACTAGATTTAATCTGTACTCTTCTGTCTAATAATACTGGAGTTTTATCCTCCATGACACTGACAGAAGTATCGGTAGAAAGGTTAAGTGTTTCCAGGTATACACCGTCAGTTCTCTCAAATAATATGTACAGTTTTGATCCTAAGAACTCACAGTCCAATATGTCTGCATCAAACTTCCATACAGACCACGATGACATTAGCTTCTCATTACCTTGCCAGTAATACCTATACACGTACATGTTCTTAGTTTCATCACTACTAAGACACACCAACATATCCTCGTTACTTGAGGATGCTAACTTGGTTACATCTCCTGGGATAAACTGAGGAACGTGTGCTGTTACTTCTGTTGCATCGTTAACCTCGTTGGTGAAGTCAATGAAGTACTCACGTATGCCTGAAAAACTACCACGCCTGAATGGAAAGAATACGTACTTACCAGCAGGGGTAGGTTTAGCTTTTGATGACGATTCAAACTGTGTAGAAACATCAATAGAAACAGAAGTAGGAGTAAGAGCATCACCAGCAGTTACCTTGAATTGTTGTAGTTCTGAGAAAAGTAGAAGTGCTTCGTTAAATGGTACTGCGTGTCGTAGAATAGACACTTGGTTATTGGACACTGCAACGTCAATAGGATTACTGTCTATTGAGGTAAGTGCAGTAGTTGCAAAGAAGTTGTAGTAGTTACCTGCTTCACTAAAGATTACATTCTCATCACTAAGAAATCCTAACCTGTTTCTGTGAAAGAAAATGTCGTTGATTGTGTTACCTAGAAAAGTAGGAAAAGGGTTAGTAGTATTGTCACCAACCTTACGAGATCTCCAACCCTGTCTGACGAATGGAGTAGATACTCCACCAACATTTTTAGAAATCGTAGCCTCTTGTATAGGCTCATAAATGAAAGTAATACCAAGTGGGTTTGTACTAGAATTAATGTTAGCATCGTCAAATATCCTCACTAATCTGTGAGGCATTGTGGTCATGTCAAAGTGGATATTAAGTCCAGGTTTTACACTTTCTTTCCAATTACTTCCATCCGCATTGAACTTAACGTAGTAGTCATCTTGTTGACGAGTATTATCCCCAATGATACGAATGACAAAATCGTCAGGAGAGTTAGCAGCAGGAAGGTCTGTAAACTTTGTAGCTTCTGGGATACCATCGTTTTCAAAGTCTGGTGTGAATGAGAATATGTCTCTATTACCGTGTGAATCTTCTACCTCTACCTGGAACTTTACTTTTGATTGAACGTGTATGACACTGCCAGTTCTAGTAAATTTATATGTGTCACCAGAAATTGAACTTATATGATCAAGATGTATTTTGTATTTATTGTCTGTTTGACCGTCTTCATTTTTAGCATCTTCAGGTAGTCTTCCACCAAAACCTAGTTTAGTATTATTCGGACCTCCACTATCACTAGAAGAATATTCAAATACTCCCCACGCATTAGTTCCACTTGCAGTCTCACCATTAGTGAGTATGTCTGCTATCTTACTTGTACCAATGTACTCTTGGTTTTGAGCAGGAGTATTGGAAGGAGATTGGTAAGCTACTTTGTATTGAGTATTAAGTGGAAGGATGTACCTAGACTGTGTAGCAGGACTACTTGATTCAGTTATATCTGCATGTGTTATTGCAAAAGTATAGGTGGTATTTCCTGTTACTGTAATATCAGTAAACGTACTATTAAAATCAGTATCAGTTGCACCAGTTATTGTAACAGCATCACCAGTTGCTAATCCATGATTTGCTTCAGTAGTTACAGTAGCAACATCACTTGAAACTACAATAGAATCTATAGCAATTGATTGTTGAACACCTTCTTGTTCTATGTTTTTTATACTGACAACATACTTACTAGAATAGTCGCCTTGTTTAACATAAATTAAACCCTCATAAGTAAATTTAGATTCAAGATCATCAGATCCAGAAGGTGAAACTACATTAGAACTTCCTTCACCAGAAGTGTTAGCAGAACTGGTTGCTTCGGATACAGTTTTTTGTCTGTTAATAATGAATGTATTATCTGCTACTGTAGTCGCAACTATGTTTTCTGAATGGTTAGTAAGATTGTCAAAGTAAGATAAGTCAGAAGAAGTGACATCAGCATAAGCACTTGTCTTAATAGGCATAGAGTTACCAGATCTGTCGTAGATCTTCATGAACTCATTGTTACTACTATCGGCCCCTACAACTAACGTGTAGGACTCATCCTCATCTCTCTGTATAGTATGAATAAAAGCACCACTAATACTCGCTACATCTAACTTCTTAACATGTTCAGTACCAGGACGTTTTTCCAGGCCATTGACCACAGAAGAAATACCATTCTCTTGGACTTCACACTGCGATGGTAATCTAATCTCAGGAGGTTGCTGTGAAACTCCGTTAATTAGATTAGGAATCGTACTGGATACTAATGACATAGTTTAAGCACCTGGAAAGTATTGTACTGCGATAGTATCGTTGGTGAGATTAGCTGATTTAATGCTTCTATCTAATGCACGATAAGTGTCGTAGTTGTCAAAGATAGTATAGTCAGATACTTCTGCTTCAGCTTCACGTAGAGATATAAATGCTTGCTGTTCGTCCATAGCTAACATTCTTGATAAAGTATCATTACCAAGTATACGTTGTTGGTAGGTTCTAGCTGCTCGTAGTGTGATGTATCTACGTGCTACTTCTGGTAGTTCATTGAAAGGTAATAACACTACCATATCTACTTCTATATCTTGATCGAATGTGTATTTATTTCCTATGCGGTCATACAACTGTCTACCTCTTTCTACGACATCAATATTGTAGTCTCTTAGTAGATTAGTTTTATCAACTTTTACTACATTGTCAGGTAGGTTAATTGTCTTGGTAGCAGTTCTAATTAGTTTATATCTTATTTCTGTGTTGAAATGCCAACCTGCTGACTGTACATCCCTGCTTACATTATCAAGGACCACTTCAGCTATTTCAGCTTCTTGAAGACCAGATCCCAGTGTGTTCACTGGACTCTCTCCAATGCTGGTCAGCATGACATTGACAGCATCTAGTTCAGTAGTAGGTGTGGTTACACTCATAGTTTTTTAATGTGTGGAAAAGGAGGGACTCTGTAGCGAGAGGTGTGTGGGAGGTGGGTGGAGCTACAGAGTTACCCTCCCTAAAAAAGAATTAGGACACTGGTGCTGATAAGGCTACAGCCATAGCTGGCCTCAACACGTTATGTCCCATCGCATATTTGGACACGATTAACGTACCCTGTCGTTGGATTTGATACTCAGATTCAACACTGAGATCCAACAACTTAACGGTAGCAACCGCATCTTTATGCATTACCAAAGCACGAATCTTTCCAGACTCAGTACGGAGGTTTACAGTTGCACCATTGGCATCAGTAGCAGCACCAATGAGGTTATCCCCATCAGTAGCAGCAGTATAGTTTGCAGGAATGTCATAAGCATCACCACGATTTGAGTGAGGTGATCCTAGTGGTTCAGGACCAGTAGTAACACCAGTAGACCACAGGCTATCGCTATATGCTGATGCACTATAGGAACCCATGTGAGGTGTTTTGACTACAGGAATACCTGCAATTGAAGGAAGATTTACACTGGTGTATGATCCAGTTCCTCCAATGTCCCTGTTAAATACAACAAGATCTGCCAAACTTTCACCGTTAGTAGCAGCCATGAAAAGTTTGTAGTACTGGTCAGTTCCAGTGATACAAACTAAATCTTCAAGAGGTGCTCCTGCCATCTCAAGAATACGTTTAGCTTCAATGATACCTTCTACAAAGTGCTTGAGCTTTTTTGAGTTAGCAAAATTAGCTGCATAATCTACGTTTGCAGTGAAGTCCTCATCATCGAAATCTTTGTAGTCATCGATGAGTTTAGAAGCACGTTCTTTGTTAGTAGCAAGTGCAGCTTTAACCGCAGTTCTAATGATGTTTTGATCTGCTACTTTAGAAAGTCCATAACCTGCTTCCTGAGTGTAGACGGATCTGACATCATAATGTTGCATCGCCTCGTCTATATTGGGTATAAACTGGGCATTAATTAAGAGATCATCAACTGTCACAATACGCTCAGAATTCCTTGCGTTTGCTACAGGTGCAATCTCTTGACCTGGGGTATGATAGGCAGCATCACGGTACTTACCTGTCATAATAAACTGGGCCGATTTCCCTTTAGAAATGGTCCTAGTACGACAGTATTCCATCATGATGTTCTTCGTCTGGAAGGCAGTCATGACTTCACCTGCATACAATTTTAAAAATAGGGA